CAAACGGATCTTTAATTAATGGTTCCATAACATTAGTGGCCTATTATCCAACAACCGAATTATAGCAATATAAGGTCGCTTGGTATGATGAATTAGGTGGCACTAAAATAACTGAAGAAACAGTTAATTATGGAGATGATTTATCTGACGCGGCAACTCCTATTGATACTGGTGATCTAGCGAAAATTAAATATAGCGGTAATATAATCAAGGTTTTCCGTGGATGGAGCCGTCCATTAGGAAAAATTTCTGGTAATATTAATGTATATGGATTATGGCAATTAAGCAGTATTAATGAAGCAACTCCATCAATAGATATGAGTACTCTTACAGCTGCGGATATTTATGCATTATCATTAATTAATGATAACGATATTAAAAAGAATTTATTACAAGACCATTTAGGAGAGACAATAACAATTCCTATGGGTAATGATTTTGATTATACTGAAGGCGTCACTATGACAAATTTATTAGGCGATGCTGATAAAATTGTATTAGATGGTACTACTGAAGGGATAAAAATATTTAATAATATTAAGCCTTTAAGTATTAATAGTGACTGGACTTTAGCTTTAGATTATAAATTCTTATTTAATAATGACAAATCTAATTTTAGTGGTACAGAATATGTTCTTGCTTCTTGTTATGAAAATGCTAATTCTACGATTAATGGATTTAAGCTTTCATTAATTAGAGATACAAGCAATAATACTTATCATAATAATATAGTTAGAATTAGTTGGGGGACACAAACAATTGATATCGATTATGTAGTTACCGATGATACTGCAGACAATAAAACATTTTTCCATTCTTATAGAAATGTAGTCGTATTAAGACACAATAGTGATTCTCCTAATACTTTACGCGTAACATATGTAAAGCCAAATTTAAATAATGCAAATGTTAATAATGAAAACTATGGATCAAATTATGGTACATATATCACAACTACTCTTCTTACATGGAATAGCAATTTAAATATTAATGCACCATTAATTTTAGGCGGTAATTATGAAGGAACTACAAATAATATTGAAAATAATTCTAGCCGCCGTAAACCCGCGGAAGGTATTGTCTATTGGGCTAAATATTGGGATACTTATTTAGGAACGGAAAATTGTAAAAAATTAGCTGCTTGGCCGCATGAAAATGTAGCATTTTATTTTAGTGGTTATAATGGAGCAAGTGATAATAAATCAACTGAATAGATTTATCTAAATACCGCTTTATCATTCGTAGCTGCTCAAGGAATGGGAGATAGATATGTATATGCTTCACGTTCAAGTGATGCAATTGATAGTGATGGATATTGTGGATGGCATATGACATCAATGAGAACTATTTGTAATGATTTAATTTATTATGGTATGCCAGAAGTATATAAATCTATTATTAATTATACACCAATTATTTCTATCATTCGCAAAGCTGATAGCGGAACTGGTGATGATCAACCCGGAGGAACAAATTCTGTTGCAGAGACAAATGACTATTTATTCTTACCATCTATTAGAGAGGTTGATTCAACCAATACTAGTTATGGAGTTTATAGAAATGAAGTTAATAGCTTATGGACATCTCCATGGTCATGGATGGTTCCTGCTTAGAAAACCAATGTACTAGGATTTATAAGTGGCGATACTGAAACAGTAGAAACTAAATCTGCTACTATGGTGACATATCTATATCGTTTCTTAGGCCATAATATAAAAGAAACTGCTCGTATATTTATGACAGGATCTTACGATCCATCACTTATTGGATAGTTAAAATATCGTCCAGCAAATGGTAGTCCTGTATAGATTAGTGTGCGGTCAGGAGATATTTGGGTAAATGGCAATGATGCTTATATGTATTTTACGAATGAAGAAATTGCAGAAGGTGTAAGAATTAATATTAGTACTACAAATGGTGGTTGGAAAAAAGCAGATTATTGGAATTTAAGAAGTATGGGTAATGGTGGTTCATATTCTACTGAAAATGCTTTAATGCGTGTTGATCCAACTGGCACTGTAATATTAAATGTTTCAAATCTATCAGCCTATGCAAATGGGCGCTTATTATGTCCAGAATTTACAGTTTAATAAGGGAGAGGATTTATTCCTCTCCCTCTTTTTGGAGGTATTTATATGAAATTTTATAAAATTATATTAGATAAAACCTTTATTGGCGCAATTCATTCTGGACAATTTATAAGAGAAAATCCTAATAATCATCGCTTATATTATTCAGATGAAACTAAAGGCCAATATATTGATTATAAAGGGCAACTTTATAGAGATTATTGGATGTAGCCAGTTAATAATGATAGAAATTATATAACAGCTAATATTATAGAAATTACTGAAGAAGAATATCAGACATTAATTGAAGCTATAAACAATAACGAACCAATTATAGATGATGATGAAAATGAAGAAGAACCAATTATAATTCCAAATGCTGAACCTGATGTAACAATTGAGTATGTAAGACAAGCAAAAATACAAGAAATGAGTAATACATGCAGGCATACAATTGAAACAGGATTCGATCTAGAACTTCGTAATCAGAATCATCATTTTTCATTAGTCACACAAGATCAACTTAATTTAATAAGTTTAAGCGCGATGGCACAAACACAATCATTAATCCCATATCATGCAGATGGTGAAGCTTGTATTTTTTATACAGCAGAAGAGATTAATGAAATTGTAGAAACCGCAACAGCATTTAAGATTTATCATACTACATACTATAATGCGCTTAAAGGATATATTAATACATTAGAAACAATTGAAACTATTGCCGCAATTGAATATGGAACTCCTATTCCAGAAGAATATAAATCTGATGTACTTAGAGCGCTAGAGCAATGAAAACTTTATTTAAAAATATAATACTTTTCATAATATTCGGGGCCATTTATTTTGGCCTCGAATGTTTATGGAAAGGTTATTTAACTCATTGGAGTATGTTTATATTAGCTGGAATGATTGGAGTTATTATCGGTAGTATTAATGAATGTATAGATTGGAAAATGCCATTTTGGGCGCAATGTGTTATTGGAACAGTGATTGCTACACTTGGAGAAGCAATTACAGGCTTAATTGTTAATATACTTTTAGGTTTAAACGTATGGCATTATAATATATTGCCATTCTTTTGGGAACAATGTAGTGTGCCATTTTGTTGTATTTGGTTTTTTCTTTCTGGAGTATGCATTATTTTAGATGATATAATAAGATGGAAGTGGTTTTGTGAAGAAAAACCACACTATTATTGGAGGTAATGATTATGAAAATTATTAAATGTTTATCTGAAGATATTGAAAATACATTAGATTGTGCCGAAGAGTGTATAAAAAAGGCAATCATGTATAAAGATGAATATCCTGTGGCTTCACGTGCATTTTATAATAAATCAACTGTATTAATGGATAGTATTAAATTATCTCATGATGCAGTTGTAGCTTTAATTGAAGGTTATAAAAAGGAAAAAGGTGAGCCGCCGGCTCCAATGATGGCAATTTATAATTATATGCATGAGCGGCATATCAATAAAGCTGCGGCAATAAAGGCTTTACAAGAAATGTATAGTAAATAAAGGAAGTGGTAGCTATGGACAAGAAGAAAAAAAGAAGCGGGAGAACACCCGCGGCGGCCTTACAGTATAGTAAATGGATGAGTAAATTTATTTGTTGGATTTGGGCTTTATATCGTTTTGGAGTATTAATCGCGGCAACTTTTGAGCCTGATGCTTCTACTGCCCTAGCTACCACATTAGCTAATTTAGACTGGATTATGCTTGTTAATGAAGGAACTTATTTAATTAACAGTTTGGGCGAAAAATATATCTTTAGTGATAGATTTATTTTACGCTGGGTAGATAAGGGCGGCTTCAAAAATATGATGGGTCGCATTGGGTTAATTAATAAAGCAATTAAAACACAAGATGAACAAGCTGAAGATGAACAACTTATGGATGAAACCATTAATGAAGAATTAATGGCACAATTAGAAGAAGAGGAAGGAGGCGAGGAAGATGGCTACAATAACAACGGTTAATCTAATTGCTAAATTCCAATATGCATATGATAATAAATGGGGTTATATTTTAGGTGAATGGCATACTAAATGGACCCAAGCTTTATAGGATTAGAAAGTATCTTATATGCAAAAGAAATACGGATCTAAATGGAAAGATAGTTCAAGCGCGAAAAAGGATAAATATTATTATGCCGCGACTTACGGATCAAAATGGATTGGTAAGTATGTTACGGACTGTTCAGGTCTTTTTTATTGGGCCTTTAAAGAGCTAGGCGGATATATGTATCATGGCTCTAATACTATGTGGGATAGATATTGTACTTCTAAAGGGAATTTAAATAGCGGAAAGCGTTCAGATGGTAAAACATTAAAACCTGGCACAGCTATATTTACTTTAAAGAATGGTAATGATAGATCTCACGTAGGATTATATATTGGAAATGGTAAAGTTATTGAAGCTTCTGGAACACAGGTTGGCGTCGTTATGACAGAAGTAAGTAATAAGAAATGGAATGAATGGGGCGAACTAAAGGGTGTAGATTATGGAAATAATGGTCAATAGGAAACGCCAACTAAGCCCTCGGATGAAAAACCTTCAGGAGCAGTAGGAAGTGCCGTTGTTAATGCTACAAAAGTAGCTTTACGATCATCTCCATCTACAGCTGGTGGCATTTTAACGCGCGTGGATAAGGGAGAGCGTGTATAGATCTTAGATAGCGAATGGACACGTGTATCATACTAGGGTAAAACAGGATATATGATGACTAAATTCTTAAATACTTGACAACTTATTATCAAATATGCTATAATAAAAGAAAAAGGAGGTAATGTATATGAACATTACTCAAATTTTACTCGGTTTAATTTTAATTCTTGGCGGTTTATTTACTTTAATTATCTGGCCTTATATTAAAGCGCATGTCTCTTCTGAATAGTTATCCATACTTGCAGGTATTGCTCAGACTGTAGTATTTGCTGCAGAAAAGATCTTTGGAGCAAAAATGGGTGAAGATAAATTAGCTTATGCTCTAAATCTAGCAAAGAAACTGCTTGAAAAGAAAGGTTTAACATTTGAGGAAGATGTCATTCGTGCTGCTATTGAAGCTCAGGTAGAACAACTAAATCTGGACCAAAAGGCGGTCGAGGGTGTTGCTGAATGAAAACATTCGTAAATACTGCAAATAAAGGAACATTAAATATGCGCGCGGAACCAGTAGCTACGGCTAAGGTTCTCGCGCGAATTCCTTATGGAACTCAATTAGAAGTATCAATGACTACAAGTGAATGGTCAGAAGTTACTTATAATGGAATAAAAGGTTTTGTAATGTCTAAATATTTAGGCGAAAATAAAGAAATTACAAAAGCTGATTTACAAAAGATTTATAATAGCTTACAATAGGCTTTACAAACTATTGAATCAATCTTAAAGTGAGGTATTTTATGGAAGAATACGGATGCTCATATTGTTGGGATTTTAAGAAAAAGAAAGAAAAAGAATATTTATTTTTCTTTGACGCGGCTAATAATTATAGGCAATGTGATTATTGCCCAAAATGCGGTCGAAAATATGGGGAGGTACCTGTAAATGAGTAGTTGGATGAATCTAAATCAGAATTAGAATAATATGATGATGGGGCAAGCATAGTTTAATCCTTACTGGGGTGTATAGCCAAGAACTTTTACAGCTCCATTACCAACCTATCATGCTGAACCAATTCATGGAGAAAATGCAGCATGGCAATTTCCAATGGGACCAAATAGTGAAATTTATTTGCCGGATGCAGATGAAGATATAATTTGGTGGATTCGCACCGATGCAAATGGTAATAGAAATGTATTTGCATTTGATGCAATTTTGCGCGAAAAGAAACCATAGGTTGATACAAATGATTTAGCCGCGCGTTTAGCGGCCGTGGAGGAATGGATAAATGGCAAGTAGAATAAGTCAAATGCGAAACGGAATGCAACCGTATCCACAAACACCGCAAATGGTACAACAACAATAGTTGAATGAATCTATTGAGCGTACTCGTGCATTAATGCAACAAATGTAGAAAATGTAGAATCCTCAAGCGGCTATTATGAATTTACTATAGAATAATCCTTAGTTATAGGCACTTATGCCAATGATTCGTAATGGTAATAGTTTAGAAGATATAGCGAAATAGATAGCATAGATGGGTGGATATGATTTAAATACGATCATTCGTGGACTATAGAATACTTAATAATTTTTATATTAAGGAGGGGTCTTATGGAAGCACTAACATAGCGTTTTGTGGTTCCAATTATGCCTGAACAGCCTGCAAATTTAAAAGTGGTATATCCATGGGAAACTACTAACATAATGATTATATGTTAGTAGTTATTTGAATTAGCAGCAAAAACAGGATATAAAGGGACTTTTGAAGAATTTAAAGAGCATTTTGGTGATTATCTTGAATCTGGCGACAGTATTATTGATTATGATGAATATACGGGCCAATATACAGTATCACCCCTTCCTAATGTAAAACAAATTTTACGTACTAGAAATAAAGTACTTAGACATGATGTAGTTGTGAATGAAATTCCATACTACGAAACTAGTAATAGCGCTGGTGGTTATACTGTAATTATAGGATAAAGGAGGGACCAATATGCCTAATACATATAAAAATAAAATAGTTTATGGCGGATAGACTCTTATTGATTTAACAGTAGATGATGTTACTAGAGCCTCAGTATTAAGTGGAATGAAATTTCACTTACCAACTGGTGAGCCAACAACTGGTACTTGTACTTATGATGCCGATACTAGTGATGCAACAGCTGTTGCGGCAGAAATTCTATCGGGAGAAACCGCATATAAAAATGGTAGTAAATTAACTGGTACTATGCCTAATCGCGGACAATAGACTGGTACAATTAGTACAAAAGCAGGTACAGTAACAATTTAGCAAGGATATCATGATGGTTCTGGTAATGTTGGTATTGATAGTACAGAATAGGCAAAAATTATTGCAACTAATATTCGTGAAGGCGTTACTATTCTCGGCGTTGAAGGTAGTATGAGTGGCAGTGAAGATATGGCTGCAACTTCTGCAAGCATTACTCCATATACAACTGCTCAAACGATTACACCTGCTGATTTAGGTAATTATAATGCTATTACACAAATTAACGTTGCGGCTATTGCCTATTCTGAAAGTGATAATGCCGCAGGTGGTGTTACTGTAACAATCGGTACCGTTGCGCCAGCATGAGGAGGATACAATGGCAGTTAATAAAGTTCAATTTGGAAATCAAACGATTATGGATATAACGGATACCTCTGCTACTTCTGATGGAGTAGTAGAGGGCCAAGTCTTTTATAATGCTGCAGGAGTACGTAGTACTGGATCTTTAACTGATGCAACATAGAGTACTCATGGATTAATGTCTGCCGCTGATAAAACTAAATTAGATGATTTAAGTAAGATGGTAGTCTTATCTTATGGCGCTTCTACCTGGAATGACTTTATAACTGCATATAATAATAATGCAGTAGTTTATTGTAAAGCTTCATCTAATTCTAATCCAGCAAGTGGCGCGCAAACTCGTATGGCATTTATGGCATATGTAAATGCCAGCCCTCCAACAAATGTTGAATTTCAATACTATCGCTCTGTTTCCAGTCATTCTAACAGCCAGTAGGGTGATCAAGTATATGTATATAAATTAACTAATGCAGGCGCGTGGTCCGTAACTGTACGTGAAGCTGCAACAAAAATGGTCGCTGGCACATATATGACAGGTACTTATGCATCTGGTGTATTAACATTGAATGTTGATCTTGAG